CGGGATCTTCGTGACTAGACAGGCCCGCGGCGGGTACTACTACACCCTGTTAGAGTGGCACGAGTGGGACGGCACGACCTACGTGATCCGCAATGAGCTTTACCGGTCTGAGATCCGGAAGGAGGGTGTCGGGGAGGATCAGGACATCCTGGGCTTCCGTTATCCGCTGTCGGCGTTGTACCCGTACATGGATGAAGAAGTCACGGTCGACATCGAGAAAAGCCTGTTTGCTTACTTCCGTACGCCGGAGGCCAACAATATTGACGACAACAGCCCGCTGGGCATATCGATCTACGCTAACGCGATGGAGACGCTGCACGCGATCGACATCTGCTTCGACAGCTTCGTGCGTGAGTTCCGACTGGGTAAAAAGCGGATCATCGTGCCGGCTAAGATGATCAAGCGCGTCGTGGATCCGGTCACCGGGCAGATGCTTAGGTACTTCGATGCGACCGACGAGACATACGAGGCCCTTAGCACTGACGACCCGGACAGCTTAAAGATACAGGACAACAGCGTCACGCTCAGAGTCGACGAGCACGTGGCTGCGCTTAACGCTTTTCTTAACATCTTCTGCCTGCAGGTAGGCCTGTCGGCGGGGACGTTTAGCTTTGACGCGCACAGCGGGCTTAAGACAGCGACCGAAGTGGTCAGCGAGAACAGCAAGACATACAAGACGGTCCGAAACTTCCAGGCGCAGGTCGAGCCGGCGGTTAAGGATCTGGTCGAGGCGATCATCCAGGTGGCGAGCCTGTACGATATGACCTGGGAAGGCCAGAGCATCCGGGCGCTGGCGGAGCGAGGGTATGATGTTAAGGTCACGCTGGACGATGGGATCACGCAGGACCGGCAGACCAATATCAACGAGGGCATCACACTGGTGGGCGCCGGGCTGATGTCAAAGCTTAAGTTCCTGACGGATCCTAAGTACGGCCAAAACCTGACAGAGGAAGAGGCGCTGGCAGAGTTAGAGCGGATCGGCAACGAGAGCACCGTATCGATGCCGCAGCTGGACGTTATGGACTATAACGGCGCAGAGTGAGGTGACGCATGGCGACGCTAACACCGGCAGACATCCTGCGGATATCAGAGCCGGTCGAGGCGATCTATGAGAGGACGGTCGACGAGCTGCTGATAAATATCGCTAAGCACTTTAAGATCAGCGGCTGGGAGCGTACCCGGTACTGGGAGATCAAAAAGCTGGCAGAGATGGGCGCGCTGACTGAGGAGAGCGTCCAGATCATCGCAAAAAACACAGGCATGCTGCCCGGAGAGATCCGGACAGCTTTTTTACAGGTCAGTGAGAAGGCCTGCCTGCAGATCGATCCGCAGCTTAAGGCCGCGGCGGCTAAGGGGATCCTGCAGGATCCCGGCACGACCGGGGCGACCTCTCCGTTGATCCGGGATATGGTTGAGGCGTACACTTCCGAAGCGGTCGACAAGATGAACATGGTCAACACGACCTTGCTACAGTCGACCAGACAGGCCTATCTGCAGGGGATAACGACTGCGGTAGCTGAGGCGCAGCTGATAGAAGCGCAGGCGATCCTGGACACGCAGGCGCTGGCCGTGGTGACCGGGATGGAGACGCGGGTGCGGGCGATCCGGAAGGCGATGGATCAGATGAGCGCCGCGGGGCTGACCGGCTTTGTAGATCGCGCCGGGCGTAACTGGAGCCCGGAAGCGTACAGCGCGATGGTCGTGCGGACTGCATCGCATAACGCGGCGATCAGATCGGTCAGGACAAGGCAGGAGGAGTTCGGCGGTGGCGATATCTTCCAGGTATCGAGCCATCCGGGCGCGCGGCCTTTGTGCTATCCGTATCAAGGCAAGTTCTACAGCTGGAGCGCAGGCCCGGGAGAGTTCACAGACGGAGCCGGGCACCGGCGGACGTATGAGAACATAAACAGCACGAGCTACGGCGAGGCTGCCGGGCTGTTCGGGATTAACTGCGGGCATCATCCGATACCGATCATCCCCGGATACAGCTATCCGCAGGATAAGCCGGAGCAGTCGAAGGCAGAGAACGATAAGGAGTACAAAGAGAGCCAGCTGCAGCGGCAGTATGAGCGTAACATCCGGATCGCGAAGCGGGAGGAAGCGATCGCAGAAGCGACCGGGGATAAGGAAGCGGCGAAGGAAGCGACGCAGAAGGTCCTGCAGGAGCAGAAGCGGATGCGCGGCTTTATAGAGCAGACAGGTCGGGCCAGAAGGTACGACCGGGAGAGAATAGCAGGAGGATAAAAGTATGTGCAATCATCCACAGATATCATGGGTCGGCCTGGCTGACGGCATCCACTGCGGCCAGTGTGGTGCAAAGATCGAGCTCGGTGCATCCGCACCGTCAGGCAAGATCCCGGAGCCGGTAAAGTCCGGACCGAAGCCAACGAAGGCAGCGCCTAAGAAGGGAGGTAAAAAGTGAGCGAGATTATCGTAAACGGTGAGGCACCGAGAGATCCGGCGATCGTCGAAAAGGAGCTGGTCAGCCACGAAGTGACGGAGACGATCCACAGCGCATCCCGGATCGCAGAGACTGCGATCATGTCAGATGATCCGAAAGTGAAGGAGGCCTTAAAGGCATCTGTCCGGGTGCTCTTAGAGACAGCCCTGACAAAGCTGGACGAGTCGGTCGGTGCATCTGTAGCAGGTCAGCAGATGGATGAGGACGAGTGACCACTGCGCCGCAAGGTGCTGGCCATATATCGCAACAGCAGAGCGTTATCTGCTACACTTCGCGCCATCGTCGGCGCGTAAAAAGGAGGACGTAAAAATGGCATTTACAAGAAAATTTCTCACAGAACACGGGGTACCGGAGGAACAGATCGACGCGATCATGGCCGAACGCAACCGGACACTGACAGACTATGTGCCTAAGAGCGACGTGCAGGCGCAGATCGATGCGGCGCTGGCAGAAGCGGCTAAAAACGCTCCGCCGGCAGACGTAACGCAGTCGCCTGAGTACATCGAGCTCTTAAGTAAAGCGCAGAAGCTGGAAGCGTTTCAGACGGACGACTTCGCAAGCGTCAAAGCTCCGTACCGTGACATCGTGTGGGGAAAGCTTGACCATGCCGAGAAGCACAAACCGTATGCAGAACAGCTGACAGAGCTGCAGAGCAGCATGCCGGATCTGTTCAAGTCACAGGAAGAGCCGCCGAAGCCGCAGTTCGGTGCGCAGCCGCAGGGCGCAGCGCCGACGGGGCAGAAGGGTCCGTCGTTTATGGACTCGTGGGGGTTTGTTCCTGCCAAGGCCTAAAGGGCCAGAAAGGACAAAGTCATGCCTAACATCAATTATGCTGCACAGTACGGCAAGGAGCTCGCGAACGCGTATCCTTACCTGTCACACTACGGCGATCTGTGGAACGCCGGCGAGTCCCAGAGGTTTAAGCCTCTGCAGGGCAAGACCGTCTACATCCCGTCGCTGACCACGACCGGTGCGCGTGCCGCTAACCGCGACCAGATCACCGGCGTCTTTAACCGTAACTTCAACAACGACTGGCAGGCCCGCGAGCTGTCCATGGATCGCGAGTGGGATACCCTTGTGGATCCGCTTGACATCATGGAGACTAACGAGGTCGCCACGATCGCAAACGTGACCAAGACCTTCAACGAGTTCCAGAAGGTGCCGGAGCAGGATGCGTACATGTCCAGCAAGCTGGCGGGCTTCGCTCGCAATGCTGGCGGCATTGACAGCACCACGCTGACTTCTTCCAACATCCTGGCGCAGTGGGATGCGGCCCTGGCTTACATGACCGATCAGCGCGTTAACCGCGATCGCGTGCGTGCTAAGGTCGTGCCGGCGATCTACAAGCTCCTTAAGGAAGCGGCTGGCCTTACCCGGTTTATCGACGTGACCGGCGGCATCCGCAACGTCGACAGAAACGTCGGCAAGCTTGACGGCGTGCTGATCGAGGAGATCCCGAGCGACCTGATGCAGACCGATTACGACTTCACGAACGGCTGGGCCGCTGCTGCGGGCGCTTCCCTGATCGGCATGATCCTGTATGACAGCATGTCGATCGCGGCTCCGATCGTGTACGATACGTCCATGATCTCTGCGCCGAGCGCACAGAGCAAGGGCAAGTACCTGTACTATGAGCGTTACTACTATGATGTCTTCTGCCTGCTTAACAGACAGGCCGGCGTCTTCGCGTTTGTCGGGGCTCCGTCTGTCGGCAGTTTCACCGTCAAGTCTGTGGCTGGCACCGGTGCATCCGGCGACACGGTGATCGATGCGTCTGGCGATCAGTTCCTGGTCGGCGGCACGATCCCGGTGGGCTTCGAGCTCTACACGACCAGCGGACAGAGCGCAGCTGTCAGCCTTACCTACGGCGCGGTCCTTCCTGCAGGCGAAACCTGGACGAAGCAGGCGGGTACGAAGTTCGAGCTGTCCAGCCAGACGACCGGCAAGTATGTCACGGTCGCGCTGGTCAACAAGGAGACTGGCTTCGTGGTCGCAGGTGGAAACGCCGCGATCGTCGCGAAGGCTTAAGGAGGTATGCGATGGGGCTGGTGAGCTTTGAGTATTATAGTGAGACATACCTGGGCGAGCCGGTCCCTGTCGATGACTTCCCGCGGTACGAGAAGCGGGCAGAGATGCTCGTGCTTAGCGTGATACGCAAAACAGCAGATCAGGCGGCAGTCCTTCCGGCTGCCGTTCTGGATGCTGTTGAGGGCGCGATCTGCGCACAGATAGACTACCTGTACGAGTATGGTGTAGGGGTTGCCTCTTACGGCAAGGAAGCAGGCGGCGGCTTTACGACTGGCAAGGTGTCCGTAAATAACGGATCCAGTACAAAGGCTGCATCAGGTGCTGCTTCGATGATAGCGCCTGCTGTATGGGTCTATCTGGAGCAGACCGGCATGCTTAACCCGCAGGTCGATACGGCTCCGGAGCCGTGGCCTGCTCTCAGGGGGTGGTTCTAATGGGACTCGCGCCTATACCATCGAGGATGCTACACGACACGGCTGTCTTCCATGTCGTGACCGGCATGGATCGATACCAGGAGAAGACATACGACGACTACACGGTTAAGCATGTGCACCTGCAGAGCTCCAGCGATGTGATCAAAGCGCCGGACGACACTGAGGTACAGCTTAAGGGCCTGTTGTTTGTCGATTGTAAGAAGAGCGTGCCACAGCTCGATCTGTATGCCCTGCAGCAGGCATCGCTTGCGGCGGGTGATACGATGCGGGCGGATGTATACGACGCATCCGGCGCGCTTGTGGGTAACTATGCGGTGCTAATCGTAGACGGTGCACCGGACGTACCGGCCACACGTACGCACCACTGGGAGCTGTCGCTTGTGTGAGGTGATCAGATGGCGGTTATCGTAAACACAGACAGACAGAAGATGCAGAGCGTTATCGGGAAGGCGTCAGATCTGGCCCGGTACGCACTGGCAGAGCAGATGCTGGCAGACTCTGAGAAGTTTGTACCTTACTCTGCAGGATCGTCACAGAGCGCCGGCAATCTGCGGGAGAGCGGCAAGATCGTCAAGGGCGAGAACGGTGTGTTGTACTTAGTATGGGATGCCGTCTATGCGCTGTATCAGTGGTTCGGCGTGCGTGCCGATGGTACGCACAGGGTCCGCCACTACACGACGGCAGGTACGGGCAGGCAGTGGGTAGAGACAGCGCGCAGCCAGTACGGCGATCGATGGCGTGACATACTCCAAAAGGAGTTTAACAAGGGGCTGGATAAATGAGCAATTTTATCGACGACATTATGCAGAATATCGCGGACCTTATCGATAACGAGGTCGAGCCATACGCGTCTGTTGTCTTCGGATCTGATCCGCCGGACAGCGGGATCTGCATGATCCAGGGCGCCGGAGCCCCTACGGATACACATCTGGACAAGGGCATGCTGTACCGCTTGCCTGTTGTCCTTAACGGCAAAAATACAAGCCAGTCGTTAGTGCTGACGGATCTGACCCGGATCCATGAAGCGCTGACGAGGAAACTACAATACCAGGATCTCAGCACGGCAGACTGTCAGGTGGTGAACATTGCCACGACGGCGAGCCCGTCGATCATTGGACGAGAGCAGAACAGCCAGTGGGTCTGCGGCTCGTCGTTTGAGATCTCTTTCTACTGGAGATAAGGAGATTAAAGGCAATGGCTACTGCTATCGATGTGGCAAACTTCACAAAGCCTGAGATCGTGCCCGTATATAAGTACGAGGCAGAGATCGATACCACTCCGCAGGCTCCTACACGCACCTGGGCGAAAATGTGCGCCGGATTTAATAACATCTCGGAAGCAATGAACGAGACGATCCAGCAGTACTTCTTCCTGTGCGGTAAGGGCTTCGGAGCTAACTACGTGACCGGCATCGCGCCGTCTATGACCTTCGCGGGCGTGCGTGTGATCGGTGACGCTGCGCAGGACTACATGTTCGGGCAGAAGTATGAGCTTATGAGCAAGCGTGACAGCCACTTTAGGCTGACCCGGACCGCTGAGAACGGCGACAAGTCTGTGATCAGTGCGAACGTGACCTTCGCGAACATGAGCGACGTATCTGGTGCGACGACTGACGGCTCTGCGATCAGCGTAGAGATGCGCTTTAACGGCGCCCCCTTCCTGGGCGATGCCTGGGCAACGGCACCGACGAGCTGCGTGGTCGAGCAGCACCTGACCAACGTGACCAACAGTAACACGGCGACGAGCGTGCTTAAGGGCGGCGCATATAGCGGCACTCTGACTGCAGCGACTGGCTACCAGATCGCGTCTGTCGTTATCGCTATGGACGGCGAGGACGTCACCAGCACGGCGTACGATAGCTCCGACGGGTCTATCGATATCGCCGCGGTCACCGGCCAGATCGTGATCACTGCCTTCGGCTCGCCTACGGCGTAAAGACAGGCAATACAAGCGGGGGCTCCTTCGGGAGCTCCTGCCTTTTTTGTATCCAGAAGAGAGGAGAGAGGTATGTATCAGATAACACGTAACCACGTAGTCGAGGACCTTAAGGTCACAGATGCGGGCACCGGTGAGGAGCTGGTCCTGCATGTAGATCTTAGCGTCGATCAGATCCTGCAGAGATACATGCAGGCGGCTGAGGCGTTCACAAAAGCCAGAAACAATGCCAACAAAGGCCTGACAGAAGAGCGGGTCGAGAAGCTGGGCGAGGCGATCCTTAACCTGTTTGTTGTGATCTTCGGGCAGGAGCAGGCGCAGAAGCTGGTGGACTTCTACGGCGAGTCGTACACGGAGATGCTGGCGGACGTCGTGCCTTTTATCAACGAGGTCGTGGCGCCGAAGATCAACGAAGCGCAGCAGCGCATCATGGCGCAGTATCAGGCTGCTAAGGTACAGCGCCCGAACAGATGAAACCATACGCGGGTCTGCCCGCGGAGATAGAGTACAACGAAAGCACCTACAGCGTCGACATGTCGTACGCTGTTTTTTTAGCGGTCGCGGATATGCTGGAGGACGATCGGCTGATGCCGGTGCAGAGGATCCGGGCGGCTCTGGATATGTTTATCGGCCCGGACGTGCCAACGGATCCAGAGATCCTTAAGCTTATCTATGACCTGATAAAAGATGACAGGCCAAAGCAGGACGGGCCGAAGTATATGGACATCGAGCAGGACTGGCCATACATCTGCGCCAGCTTCCAGCAGGCGTACGGCATCGATCTGTACGCGGACAAGTCGATGCACATCCTGCGCTTCCAGGCACTTCTGCAGGGCCTGCCAAAAGATACAAAGATGGCAGAGGTTATCGGGATCCGTGCTGCAGAGATCCCGCAGGCCACAAAGTACAACGCTAAGCAGATCGCGGAGCTGACCAGGCTAAAAGCGGTCTACGCTCTGCAGGGATCAGAAAAGGACTTCCAGACCGGGCTGGCCGGTCTGTTTGACTTGTTAGAAGCGAGGGCAAAGAGTGAGCGCTGAGGTCGGGGCAGTCAAATATAAGGTCGAGCTGGACGACAGCGGCCTGGATAAAGAGGTCAGCAAAACAGAGTCGAGCCTGTCCAGTAAGTTCGGCAAGGTGGCAGGCGGAGTCGGTAAGGCGGCGCTGGCAGGCTTTTCTGTCGGCGCGGCAGCTATCACCGGCTTAACTAAGTCCATTATGGACGGCGCGAAGCAGACCGCGGCGTATGGCGACAATGTGGACAAGCTGTCACAGAAGATCGGGATCTCTGCCGAAGCCTTCCAGGAGTGGGACTACGTTTTTGGCCAGAACGGCGCGGACATATCGCTCCTAGAGACTGGCATGAAAACGCTGTCCTCTGCGGTGGCGGATGCCGGCAACGGTACAAAAAGCGCACAAGAAAAGTTCGAGAAGCTGGGCGTATCCTACGAAGAGCTTGGCAAAATGTCCCAGGAGGATATCTTCTCGACAGTTATAGCTCGTCTGCAGGAGATGCCGGAGGGTGCGGAGCGTACCGCACTGGCTGCGGATCTTTTAGGCAAGTCTGCGATGGAGCTGGGGCCGTTACTTAACCAGACCGCAGAGGATACAGAGGCCCTTAAGCAGCAGGCGCACGACCTTGGCGCCGTCATGTCAGACGAAGCGGTTAAAGATGCCGCTGCCTATACGGACGCGATGGATAACATGAGCCACGCGGTCGATGGCGCTAAGAATCAGCTGGCGGGGAGCCTCCTGCCTGCTTTAACAGACATCACCAATGGCTTCGCCGGCATGATCGCCGGATCTGAGGGCGCAGTAGATCAGATCATCTCTGGCTTCGAGGATCTGGCCACGAGTCTGACGGACGCGATCCCGGGCGTTGTGGATCTTATCACAGGACTGGTCGAGAGCATCGCGACGGTAGCGCCGCAGATCATCCAGACGCTCGCGGACGCTCTTCTGTCATCCATACCGGAGCTTTTACCTGTGGCGACGGATCTGATACTACAGCTCGCGCAGATGCTGATCGAGATGGCGCCGGAGCTGGTGCAGGTCGGTCTGCAAGTGATCCTGCAGCTGGTTATGGGTATCGCCCAGGCGCTGCCGGAGCTGATCCCCGCATGTGTGGACGCAGTGCTCGCCATCGTCGACGCTCTGATCGACAACGTGGATCTGCTGATCGACGCATCCATCGCGCTGATCATCGGACTAGCAGAGGGCCTTATAGCGGCGATCCCTAAGCTGTTAGAAAAAGCGCCGGAGATCGTCGAGAAGCTTATAAAGGCAATCATCGACAACGCGCCTAAGCTGATCCTGGCCGCGATTCAGCTGATTTTTACGCTAGTCAAGGGCATCGGAGAGAACCTGCCGAAAGTCGTGCAGGCCGCGTGGGGCATCGTTAAAGCCGTCATCCAGGGTATCGGTGAGTGGCTCAGCAAACTGCCGGAGAACGGCAAAAAGATCGTCAACGAGATCTGGAACGGTATAAAAAAGCTCGATCCGAAGCAGTGGGGCAAAGATCTGATCGATAGCTTTATCAAGGGCATCACAGGCGGCATACAGGCCGTCAAGGACGCAGTCGGTAAGGTGGCCGGAGCGGTCAAGGACTTCCTGGGCTTTTCGGAGCCGGAGGAGGGCCCGCTGTCCAACTTCCACACGTTCGCACCGGACATGGTCGACCTGTTCACGAAGGGCATAGAGGACAACGCACACAAAGCCGCAGAAGCCGCGGAGGGGCTGGCCGGTGATATCGCGATGGGCTTTACGTCGGATATCAATTACAACGTGCCGGACATCGCGGGATATGCTGCAGACCTGTCTGCGTCGATCACGGGCACCGGATCCACGAGGATCGAGGTGCCTGTCGTTATCGATGGCCGGGAGATCGCCAGGGCATCAGCCTGGTATATGGGTGAGCAGCTGGCATGGGAGGCGAGATGATCACAGAGCAGGATATACAGCAGGCGACAATGTTTATTGACGGGGTGGATATCTACACCGTCGGCGCGCTTGTTAAGGATTTTAAGGTATCAGCCACAGCAATCGCCAATACGGCATATCAGGGGATGGACAGCACTAACTTTAATGTGCTGTCCACGGTCCGCGGTATGCGGGTGATCACCGTGACGCTTTTCTATAAGGGAACGACAAAGCGGGAGCTCGCGCTTAAGAAGGCTAAGATCGATAACGCGCTGGGCGCCGGCAAGGTCGAGCTGTACATGCCGGACGGGTTTTACTATTCGGCGTATCTGACCAGCGCCGGAGAGGAGTCTGTCCTGGGCGTCGAAGGTCAGGACGTGATCGCGGTCTGCACCTATACGCTGGAAGGGATCCGGCACGACGAGCTGGAGACGTTAACGATAACGAGTGGCCAGCACTTCGAGTGCAAAAGCCTGATCCCGCTGACCGACGTACGGCTTACATGTAAAGCAACAGCAAACTGGTCCAGCTTAACGATCGGCACCGTAACGATCACAAACGTACACACAAACGACACACTGGTCGTCGATGGTATCAACAAGCGGATCCTGCAGAACGGGGCACCGTGCGCCGGCAATATGTCGTTCGTGCACTTCCCGCAGCTGGTGCCTGGTGATAACTCGATCACCTGCGTGGAGACGTTAACTGTCGAGTATTATCCCACTTACTAAGGAGCGGCATGCTTACACTTTTCCATAACAATCAGCAGATCGTGCTGGATACGACCGAATATTATGTACGCGAGCTTGCCAGCGGACTGGATGAGGTGATCTTCGAGATCTCGATCTGGGATCCTAACTATGCCCTGATGATCGAAGAGGAGAACATCGTCGACCGGGGCGGCCAGCGTTACCTGATCAAACAGATCGACGCCGGAGCTGTGACCGCAAAGATCGTCTGCCAGTTAGATCTGGACGAGTGGAAGGCGTCGATGCTCGTAGGTTATAACTCCGGCACGAAGACGGTAGCACAGCAGATCTCTGCGATAGCTCCTGCAGGTTGGACCGTGACGGACCGGAGCGGGGTATCTATCGGCAGGACGATCTCCGGGGACCTGACTCCGCTGCAGGTATGTGAGCAGTGCCGGAGCACGTACCAGGTATATATCCGGTGGGATAATAAGGACAAACGGGTCTATATTTATCCGCAAGCGCTGGGCACTCCGGTCGGATCCTTCGCGACCAGAGAGCTTAACCTTAAGGAGATCAACTATAAAGGCAAGTCTAACAACTTCGCGACCAGGCTCTATGCGTATGGTAAGGACGGCCTGTCGTTTGCAGACATAAACGACGGCAAGCCGTACGTAGATAACAATACTTACAGCAGCCGGGTGATCTGCGCTTACTGGCAGGATGACCGGTATACAGATAAGGCCAGCCTATTAAACGATGCCAGGGAGCACCTGGCTAAGCTCGCCGTGCCGGAGCGATCCTACGACTGCGCGATCGTCGACCTTAAGGCCACTAACCCGGAGCTATATAACAATCTGGACTTCTCTCTGTTTACGACGGCCACGCTGATCGATGATGTGAAGAACGTGGCGGTCGACTATCTGGTTATTGAGAGGCATGTGTGGCCGTACCATCCGGACCGCAACGACGTGATCTTTAACAGCGCGCCGGTGAAGATCCAGAACACGGTGATCCAGATCGAGGACGAGCTGACTAATCCGAACAGCACCTTCCAGCAGATCCTGCAGGCAGAGATCGATCTGGTGACGGACTGGCTGACGGATAACGAGAGCCACTGCTATATCACGCAGAACGAAGACGGCACGATTAAGGACTTTATTTTTGTAAACGGTGACCAGCCGATCGAGACAGCCACGCAGGTCATGCGCATAAATGCGTCAGGCCTTGGCTTTTCTAAGACAGGCGTTAACGGACCATATACTAATGCCTTTGTGTTTGACTCTGTCAAAGGCGGCCATCTGATCGCTGACTTTATCACGTCCGGCCACATGGTAGCGGATCGGATCCAGGGCGGGACGCTGGAGAGCATCGACAGCACCACGATCAGCGGCGTCACTTACAAAAACTTTAGCCTTAACTTGACGACCGGGGCGATAGAGGCTTTAGCTCTTACACTAAAGACGCCAAACTTAACATTAAATCCCGCAGGTCAGCTGGCATCGTTATCCGGGAATTATAAAACCGTACTGGAAAACGGGTCTATCAAATTCTACTATGGTAACACGCTCGCCACAGAGCTGATCGGTGCCGCTCTGGGTAACTACAGCATCATGGAGATAAAGGGGTCCACGGCTGGCAGCGCGATCGTCGACATAGACGGCCGGCTCGATACGGACATCTTAAACATAAACGCGCGAGGCGTAAATATACAGGCTGGACTTGACAGTAATCAGATCGAGATGTCCGCCAATGAGAGGATATCAATTTCTGCATCTCTCCAGCTTATCTTAGCAGGTGAGACGATCGGCATAGGGTCATCCGGTAACACAGACGAGATCGATCTGTACGGGTCGCAGATCAACTTCCAGGGGCCCGCATATTTTAACAACGGCCTGTCTATACCCTATGGCAGCGTAGAAGTCGGTGGAGCCAGCGCCTGGAGCGGCATCATAAACGGTGTAAGCGATGGGAATGGGCACTATGGAGATATATCGGTAAGCAATGGCATTATAACGGGCTGGTCAGATTGGTCTTAAGGAGGAGATATGCAGACAGTAAAATTAAACCTTATCCCCGGATCCGTACTTCCGGTCGTAAACGTAAGCCAGTACGACGAGAATAGGCAGTTTGCGCTGCAGGTTTACGAGGGCGCGACGGCGTATAGTCTGTCCGGGAAGAGCGTGCAGATCAGAGGCACAAAGCCGGACGGTAACGGCTTTGCTTATGACGCGACGGATGGCGTCGTTTCGGTCAGCGGTAGCACCGTCACGATCAGCACCACGCAGCAGATGACGGCAGTAGGCGGCCAGACGATGGCGGAGCTGCGGATCACGTCAGGCGATACGATCCTGGGGACGATTAACTTTGTGCTGATGGTCGAGCCGTCTGCCCTGTCGGATGACACGCCGATCAGTGAGACGGATATCCCGGTGATCGAACGGCAATTCCAGGAAGCTCTGGAAGAAGCGCAGGAAGCCGCAGAGACTGCGACCACGCAGGCGGGCATAGCGACAACAAAAGCAGGTGAAGCGGCTACAAGTGCGACCAATGCCGGGAATAGTGCGACCACGGCGAGCAGCGCCGCAACGACCGCAACGACAAAAGCAGGTGAGGCATCCACCAGCGCGACCACGGCAAGCACGGCGGCAACGGCGGCAGCAGCAGACTCTCTCGAAGCAGAAGGCTGGGCGGTCGGTGAGCAGGGTGGCGCTCCGGTCGGGCCTACATCTCCCTATTATCAGAATAATGCCGCGTATTATGCCGCACAGGCTGGGCAGTATGCGACGGGTGGTCTGATCTTTAAGGGCTCTGTCGCGTTCGCCAATATTCCCACGACGGGGATAGTCAATGGTGATATGTATAACATCACCGATGATTTTACGACGGACTCGCGGTTTATCGAGGGCGCGGGGGTAGCGGTCAAAGCGGGTGCAGATATCGCCTATGTTGCGGGGTCTGTCAACAAGTGGGATATCCTCGCGTTAGGTGGCGGCGGTGCGTCGGCTCTCGATGATCTGACGGATGTATCTATCACCAGCGCGGCGGATGGGGATCTGCTCCAGTATAACGGCACAAGCGGTGAGTGGGAGAATAGTAACGCCGTGCCGCAGGAGCTTGCCGCCATGCAAGAAGCGGGGGCGGTGAATATCGCAGATATTACGGCAGAATCACAAGTAATTAATGGCGTGACATATACTGTTGATGCTAACAAAGTTATCAAACTTAACGGAACCGCGTCTCCTGGAAGTACATTAACTTTGTTTAGCAACGTTGTGCTCCCTAAAGGTGATTATATCGTATCTTACGAGGTGTCGAATCATAATGCCGCCGGTTTAAACGGTGCGCTTTATAATCGCGCCACAGGAGAATGGACGAGTGGATATAATTTAAAGAATGGCGTAAGTAAAATCACATTATCTGCAAATGGAACAGATGCGTATAATGCCCAAATTAGTGTATATAATGAATTTACCGTAAGTAACGCATTAGTAAAATTCATGATCTACGACGCCCGCCTAGTCAATCCTCCCTATCAGCCGTTTACGATGACGAATAGGGAGTTGACGGATGCGGTTGAAGTTGAGGAAATCGATTTGTCACCGTATCTATACGGTACATGGGAAGTCGGGACAGGTGGGTTTATAAAGGCGCGGCGTTATGGGAAAGTAGTAAATATTGTTGGTCGTGTGTTAATGAATAATACGGCGAATCAATTATTGATTGCTGGATCTTCTTTGCCAACGGCATATAAATTTCAAGATTATAAAATTTCGTCTTATGCAACAGAAAATAATAACGGGACGATCAGTAACGCAGAGGTGTCCTATGACGGAAATCTGTATTTAAACAAACCCTTGTTTCAAGCGTGGTATACAGTTGGTGCAAAATATTATTTCGATCTGACATATATCGCGAAATAATTGTAAAATCAACAATCTGTAACTTTTTTACGGCAAACAAAAGGAGGATAAAATCATGCAGTATGCAATCATCAAAGTAGTTAACGGCAATTTCGCGGTCGAGGTGGAGACCAACGACGAGAAACAGGCAAATGTCAACTTTCACCAGCTCTGCACCACGCTCTGGAATGCCGAGGACGTTTCGCTTGCTTTTGTCGCCATCGTTGACCAGCATCTCTCCATCCTTAAGAGCGAGGAAATCTATCACGCGGAAGAAGTAACAGAACCGGAGGAATAATCCATGCCCGAATACGTGACAATCGAAGTGCATAACGAGTTCGCCCGCCGCATCGATGATGAGAGCCATCGCGTCTCAAAGCGTCTCGATTTGTTAGAGGACTCCGTCCGTCAGATAACGGAGCTGGTCGCATCCGTCAAGGTATTGGCGACACAGATGGAATCTATGGCGACCGAGCAACGCAAGATGGGCGACAGGCTCGATGCAATCGAGGAAAAGCCCGCGAAACGATGGGACACCGTTATCAGCGGGATTATCAGCGGAGTCATCGGGATCCTGATCGGATTGATGAGCGCGGGGATCATAAAATGAGAGCCAGGCGCGGGTGGCTCTGGGAGTTCTCGAAGCGGATCGTCGTGGTCACTGCCGCGGCGTATTATGTTGTCCAGATCCTGTCCGTCGTGCATGCTTTTGTCTTCCCGGAGTCGACAGCCATGGACAGGATCCTGGATAACATGACCGACGTATTTAAGGCCGTGGTGGTGACCTATGGGGTCAAGGCCGGCTTCGAGAACGTATGGAAGATCGTAAAGGACCGGAGAGATGGGGACCTTTTTTCTGCAGACGATCGCGCTGATAGCGCTGATCTATAACTTTATCGTGACGATCGGCCTGATCGTGTGGATAGTAAAAGGCATAATCGAAGATAGGAGGCAGTACGATGAAGAGTAAGCTTACCAGCCGGAAGTTTTGGATCTCTGTAGCGGCTTTTTTAGGATCCATCGCCGCAAGTGTCGCGGGGATCGTAACAGAGGAGAAGTGGATCACGATCGTGGGCGTGATCTGCGGGATGCTATCCGCAGCTATCTACGCTGCGGCAGAGGCATATGTGGACGCAGCGCATGCGGACAGCATCGAAGATGAAAAAGCCTGACTGGAAGCTGGTGCTCCTGGCAGTCTTCTGGCTGGCTTATATCGTGTGGCTTATAAGCGTGTACAGTGTATGCGCGCCGCATTTTTGAGGTGATCTATGGCGAGCGATATGCAGAAACAATTTATCAGGGAGATCGGCCCGATCATAAGGGAAGAGGCTGCGGCCAGAGGGTACCAGGTAGCGTCTCCGATCATCGCCCAGGCTACGGTCGAGAGCTTTAAGGGCGCAGGCCTGTCCACGCTGGCGTCGAAGTATCACAACTACTTCGGCATGAAGGCCGGAAGTAAGTGGACCGGTCCGACTGTCAATCTTAAGACGGGGGAGGAGTACCAGCCGGGCGTGATCACGCAGATCCGGGACAACTTCCGCGTGTATCCGGATCTCCTGTCCGGGGTGTGCGGATACTTCTCTTTTATTTCTTCGCAGCGCTATGCCGCGCTTAAGACAGCACGCACGCCGGAAGAGTACCTGGTGCGGATCAAGGCAGCAGGCTACGCCACATCCAGCACGTACGTACAGACCAATCTTAAGCGGATCCAGCTGTATAACCTGCGGGATTATGACAAGGGCTTCGGGTACACCGTCGAGCCGCGTAACCCTTACGCACGGCCGTACGGTCTGGTCAAGCCAGGGATGCGCGGGGAGCCGGTGCAGTGGGTACAGTGGGAGCTTAACCAGCAGGGCTTTAGCCTTAAGGTCGACGGGATCTACGGGCCTAAGACTGAGGACGCTGTCCGGACCTTCCAGAGCCGGTCGCATCTGGCCTGCGACGCGATAGTCGGACCGCGCACCATCGCGGCGCTAATAGACTGATCGGATCGCCGTAAGGCGTTCGATAACTCTCTTCTGGGAGCCGTCACCGTATACCGGTGGCGGCTCTATTTTTGTATACAAGTGTAACAAGGTTCCCTTTTTTGTATACAAGTCAGACCTGAGAGCGTACCGGCTCCGGATGTCGAAGGTCGTTTTTGTATACAAGTTGTAACAAGTTCACACCATAGTTGTATACAACGAAAAGCCGCGCCAGTCGTTGCTTTTCAGCCTTTTGTATACAATGTAACAAGATTTATCTATTGAGTAATAATTTATATATAAAGTATAGGGAAATGGGCGCATATACGCCCGCGCGTAACACGCGTATAGGGAATTTTTGTATACTTTGTATACAATCGGCCCGGATCCGCCAGCCAGGTATGCGACACGAGTGTCAGGTCATATTTAGGTCATACTTTTGCCCGGTGACCCGGGCGGGCCAGTATCCATGTGGGTCCATTTTTCGCAAAAAATGCCCTTATATGACCGGGCTTTGCAATGAAAAAGCCCCGTTATACGGGGCTTTTGGGGTTTTTATTGACTGCGGAAGATGGGACTTGAAAATACACGATAAAAGCCTGCATGCCGCTATCGGTGCGACTTTGCGGATTTTTTGGGTCATACTTTAGGTCATACTTTTCAAAATGCCGGCAAAGTGGCCGGTAATCTTAGCGGCATACGCCGACTCGTACGACTCGATCGGCTGCTGGTACACTTCGCGCATGATCGGGCTGCCGGTATGCCAGCCGCCAGCTCGCTCCGTATAGCTCTGCGGGATGCCAAGGGCTGCAGATATCGACGCATAATAGTGCCGCAGATCATGGAAGCGGATCCCTGAGAGCCCAACATCGTTACGCAGGTGCATAAAGGTATCTGTGATCCGGTTAGGCGTGCCATCTGGGATAATATACGCATCCGGATCTCCGGATCCGATCAGGTCGATCACTTCCTGCGGCAGGAGCACATCCCTGCAGCTGTCCATCGTTTTAGGCATTTCTTTGTATACCCAGGGCTCCTCCGGGGATGATCCGCGGACCATATCAGCATGGACGTGCACGACACGGCCTTCGATGTCTTTGTACTTAAGCGCGCGGATCTCCCCGCGGCGGAGTGATCCGAACGCAGCCAGGGCGATGCAGATCTTAAGCCAGTCCGGTGCGGCATTAAAAAGCGCCGCGATCTGATCGTCTGACGGCGCGTAGGAACGCTTTTTCTGTTTCGCTGGTAGTGTAACCCTAAAAACGATGTCCGGCTCGTACAGGGACACGCTGGACGTCAGCAGCGTGTAAATATTGCGGACATACTTGGCCGACTTTTCTGCAGTCAGGTCAGAGATCCAGCGCTGGACCTTTGCGCTGCTTAGTCTGTTTATCTTCTCCCTGCCGATCGCATCGAAGCAGTTACGCTCCATAACCCTGTAGGCGTAGATCGTGGACGGTGACAGCACGCCAGCCTTGGCATCGATGTACCCGTGGACAGCTTCCAGGACGTTAAGGTCGCACCGGCTGAACCGGTCAGCGGTACCGGAGAAGCGTGCGGCCTTCTGCTCCGCTTCCTGCTTCGTCGGCGCGGTAAAGGCCCTGTAATGCTTTTTACCATCCGGCGTGGTGTGGCTGTACGCTCTGACCTTCCACATGCCCGACGGCGTCTTCTTAGCTGTCGCCATCGGGCCCCTCCTCTACGTGCAGGATCGCTCTGACTGCTGCCTGCGTGTCCGGGCTGGCGTCATTGTATGCCTGCAGGATCTTCTTCGCGTAGGCGGTTAACCTGCGCATCTGGCTGACGTCATAACCGTGCCGAGGGTATCCGCTATTAGTTTCGGACCTCCCGAGGAGATAGTCGAAGCTGACATCGAAGTAGTCCGCAAGTTTATCCAGAATCTCAAAATCCGGCCGACGCTTGCCGTATTCATACATCGCGAGAGTACTGCGGGCGATGTGGGTATTATCAGCAAGCTCCTGCTGCGTCATTTTATTTTGCGATCTAAGATCGCGGAGTCTATCAGCAAATGTCATATAGATCACCTCCTCTCAACGCCCATGTTATCACGTTCGCGACATTTTGTCACGTTTTGTGTTGACACGAAACGCGACAAGTGGTATCTTATAACTGGGCGCGAGGTACGCGCGTAAATACGGGAGAGAGGAGGTGTAAAGCATGGAGAAACTTGACTCTGCGAGGATCGCGCGGCGGCTGATCGATCTGCGCGGAGACAGATCGCAGCAGCAAGTGGCGGACGATCTGGGGATCACGCGCGCGGCTGTCGGGATGTACGAGACAGGCGAGAGGATCCCGAAGGATGAGGTCAAGGCCGCGATCGCGCGGTACTATGACAAGACGGTGCAGGAGATTTTTTTTGACTGAGAATGTCGCGAAACGCGACAAAACACGGAGGATCGGATCATGAAGCAGCAGTTATTTAGGGTTGGGATGCAGCACAAGGGAACCAAGAAAAAGGTCGAGGTTAACGTGTGGGCGTCGAATGTAGACGAGGCCACCGGCAAGCTGACGGATCTGTTTTTTGGCCGTTTCAATGAGTACGAGTGGACTGGATCCGGTCCGGTTTACGAGAACAACGAAACGGTGACAAGGGATTTTTGAGAGGAGGACGCGCGAGATGACAGACAGAGAAATGGAGAGGATCCTGCTGGAGGAGCAGGACGAGGAGAAGGTCATGGGGGCCATCCGGCAGTATCGTAAGGAGAGGGCCGGGAGAGAGGATAAGCAGGCGATCTGCGACGCTCTCTGCAGGACGCTCAGGCTGACACGTCAGCACAGTGATCTGGTGAGCCTCACCTACAACTATCGTGATCAGGATCACCAGCAGGTCACAGTCGCATGGGAGAACGGCGGCACATCTGTAAACGTATCAATGGACAGCGGTATCGCTATGATCCGTGACATTCTTAAGGCAATCCAGTAAATGCAAGCCCCGACATTAGACAGCTATATGCTGCGGGCAGGCTTCCGCAGCAGGCGGGAGCTATCGCTGCATACCGGCATCGCGCATTCGACGCTGGACGACATTTTTAAGTATCCGGCACGGGCGCGAGGGTATCAGATCGCGGCGATAGCAGACGCTTGCGGCATGACGAGCGAGGAGATTGGGGACCTGATCAGGAGGTAAGAGATGGGAAGACCTAGGAAAGACGGAACGCCGGCACGCAGACCGGGGGAGATTGCAGATCCTAAGCAGATCGAGAAGCTGGTGCTGGAAGGGTACGAGATCACGCACAGGGGCATGCCGGAGTCAGACTATACCGGCGTATCGTATGCGGAGCGCCTGGGAGAGGTTAAGAGCGTATTTAACCGGCTGGTCGAGGAGCTGGGCCTGCAGGTAGGCAAGCGGAAGGAGGGCGTCTGATGGCTGCACAGGATAAAGGCAGGAGCGCGATCGATCTGTACTACATGCCGCCGCTGACCGTCGAGAACGTCGACGAGACAGGACTGGAGAACCTTAAGGCGGCAATCATCCTGGAAGCGTGCAAGTCCTATGTAAAAGCCTGCCACCTGTATAAGCACGCAAAGAGCGACGCGATCCGGCAGATCGCGGAGCGCAGGATCCAGGAGGAGGCGATCTTCTTTCGGTCCGGCTGGTTTAAGACGCTGGGCGGTGAGGACCTGGACGGTGAGAAGATCATGCACGTACTGAGATACGACACGCCGCGCAAGTGGCTGACACAAGAAGAGAGGAGGGAGTTAGATGCAGCAGAAAAAAGGAGCGCCGCCGACGGACTATCCGACGATGACGGTGAGGGTATCGTACGATCCGGGGCTGGAAGCGTGGCCGGTGGCAAAGCTTCCGCTTGGAGATCGGGCAAAAAATGCGATCGGCAGAGTGGGGCTCACGACAGTGGGCGAGATCCTGGACAACTGGGACAAGCTGATGGACTTGCCGGCACGGCGGATCGTGGAGCCGGGGATAAAGGCGGGATCGAGCGGTCTGGGAGCAAAAAGCGCCAGGGAGATCCGCGCGGCGGTTTTTGCGCTACTGTGCTCAGAGGCAAAGGTTAACCTGGCTATCGATGTGGAGGGATTAACATGAAGGCGATGTTTTACGGGATGATCACATTATGCGGCTTTTTTATGGCTTACGCGTTCGCAGAAGCCCCGAGTATCCGTATGGAGGCCATCGGCATGACGGCGGGGATCCTGTTGATGTATGTAGGAGCTGTCGGGCTCCGAATGATTGGGGGTGATGACGATGACTGACCAGATGATCATAACCCGACTGCGCAAGGTATCCGCGGATCTTAAGCAGGATAAGCAGGAGTACGCCACGCAGCACAACGTAACGGTCGATGCCGCGGACGAGGTCTGCAGGCAGGCCTGCTCTAACCTGTGCGACCTGATCGCGGACGACCTGCAGGAGGGGATCGACTACCAGCAGAAGCTGGAGGCAGAAGGCAAAAAGTGAGCCCCGATCATGCGACGATCGGAGCCCCGGATCACAAAGTACCCACAAACAGCATAACACAGAGAGGAGGACCCTACAACATGAAAATCACGCTACAGTTTGACGGCCTGGAGGATCTGTACGGCACTCTTAACGAGTTCCTGGGCATGGATCGCGACCTGCGCAATGCCAGCCAGAAGGCCGTACCTTTTAAGGACGCAGTCGATCATGCGGAGAAGACTGCTAAGAAGCAGACCGCTAAGGAGCTTAACGAGTCAGCGAAGACGACCGCCGAGATCATCAACCGGGCCGAAGCAAAGGAAGAGGCGGAGAAGAAGGCAAAGCCCGCGCCTGCTCCGGAGCCGGAGGTCGACGAGAGCTACAGGGTCGAGGTGCGTAAAGTACTGGCGGCCCTTAACAAGAAGACCGGCGAGAACACGGCCAGCAAGCTGATCAAAGAGTTCGGCGTGGATAAGCTGACCGATGTAAAGCTTGCGGATCTGCCGGCGCTGATGGCTAAGGCCAAGGAGGTGAGGGATGCCTGACGTGCACAGCAAGCGGCCGGCGTCTGCATCGTATCGCTGGATAAACTGCCCCGGATCGATCAAGCTCTCCGAGAAGTGCAAGGCAGAGGATACCGGATCCGACTACGCGAAGGAAGGGACGCTTGCGCACTCGATCGCAGAGCTTAAGCTTAGGATCGCGACAGACCGGACCGTGAAGGCAGACGCGCTTAAAACCCTGACGAAGTCAGAGTACTGGGACGGGGAGATGGACGAGGCGACGGACTTTTACCGGGATCTCGTCATGGAGCACCTAAACGCTGCCGGAGACGGCGCGGAGCTGATGATCGAGCAGCGTGTCGACTTTAGCGACTGGGTGCCGGGCGGCTTTGGCACCAGTGACGCAGTGATCATCGCAGACGATACGATCGAGATCATAGACCTTAAGTACGGCAAGGGGATCCTGGTCGATGCGAAGGAAAACAGCCAGATGCGGCTGTATGCTCTGGGGGCCTTCCAGATCTTCGGGGATCTGTACGACTTCGATCATGTTAGGACAACGATCTGCCAGCCCCGGCTCGATCATGTGAGCAGTGAGGAGCTGACGGTCACGGAGCTCTTAGACTGGGCTAACAATGTGGTCGAGCCTGCCGCCCAGGAAACGGAGAGCGATAACCCGCACACGGCTGCAGGTGACTGGTGCAGGTGGTGCCCTGCCAGAGCGGTCTGCAGGACAAGGGCAGAGGCTAACCTGGAGCTGGCGAAGTACGACTTCCAGCCGGGTCCGCTTTTAGAGCAGGCCGAGATCGCAGAGATCTTAGGGAAGGTCGACGAGCTGACAAAGTGGGCGGCAGACATCCAGGACTATGCCCTTAAGCAGGCGCTTGCCGGTGAGCATTATGACGGCTGGAAACTTGTCGAGGGCAGATCTGTCCGGAAGTACACCGACGAGCTTAAGGTGGCGGAGGCCCTGCAGAAGGAAGGCTTCGACGAGGCTGTGCTGTATGAGCGGAAGCTTTTAGGGATCACAGCGATGGAGAAGCTGGTAGGCAAAAAGAAGTTAGCAGAAGCGCTTAAGGGGCTGATCGAAAAGCCTGCAGGCAAGCCGGTACTGGTACCGGAATCTGATAAACGCGAAGCGATAAACAGCGCAGCACAAGCGGCTGCAGATTTCTCAGATTAAGAGGAGGGTTAAAAAATGAGCAAGGTAGTTACAGGATTAGTGCGGTTTTCTTATGTCAACATCTTCCGGAGCAGAGCCTTCCGCGAGGGGCAGGACGCGAAGTATTCGATCTGCCTGCTGATCCCGAAGAGCGACAAGGTGACGCTTAAGAAGATCCAGGCGGCGATCGACGAGGCGACGCAGGATGGGATCAGCTCGAAGTGGGGCGGGAAGTCTCCCAAGAACCTGCACCTGCCGCTGCGCGACGGCGACGATGAGAGAGCAGACGAGGCCCCGGAGTACGAGGGCATGTACTTCCTTAACGCCAACAGTAACCAGAAGCCCGGGATCGTCGATAAGGACCGCAACGAGATCCTGGACCCGGACGAGGTGTACAGCGGATGCTGGGGCCGCGCTTCGATCAACTTCTTCCCGTATGACTCAAACGGTAACCGGGGCGTGGGAGTAGGCCTTAACAATATCCAGAAGATCAAGGACGGCGAGCACCTGGGTGCGGCACGCGCTTCTGCAGAGTCGGACTTCGACGACGACTTCGAAGATACCGACGAGGACTTCTAAGATGGCGGCCTTTATCGGTGTGACAGACTCCCTTACGGGGGAGCCTGTCGCCGTAAACGTAGACCAGGTCCAAACACTCAGGACACGCAAGGGCGAGGACAGGGATACCACGATCATCGACTTCGGCCAGAGCTTTGTGCAGTGCACGGAGAGCCTGGCAGATGTCTGCACGCGGGCCCTGCGTGCATCTACACCGGACTAAGGAGGTGCTGGATGGCGAAGACGATGGCAGTGGACGTGGAGACGTTCAGCGCCGCGGATCTGAAAGAGGTGGGCGTGCATCGGTATGTAGAGGACCCGACGTTCGAGGTGCTCCTGATCGCGTACAGCGTAGACGACGGACCGGTTATCGTGATCGACGAGAAGACGCTGTCCAATGAGGACTTGGAGCGGCGCATCGAGTTCTTTAATCTCCTGGTGGATCCAGCCGTCACGAAGTACGCATACAATGCAGCTTTCGAAAGATCCTGCCTGGCTAAGTGGGCAGAAGAGCCGATGCCCCCGGAGCAGTGGAAGTGCACGATGGTGCATGCGCTTATGTGCGGTCTGCCCGGATCCCTGGCTGCAGTCGGTATGGCTTTAGGCCTGCCGGAGGACAAGCTTAAGGATAAGCAGGGGAAGGCTCTGATCGACTACTTCTGCAAGCCCTGCAAACCTACAAAGGCAAACGGCGGGCGGGTGCGTAACCTGCCCGCACATGACCCGGAGAAGTGGAAGCTGTTTATCGAGTACAACAGGCAGGACGTCGTCACAGAGACGGAGATCAGGCACCGGCTGGATCAGATCAACAGAGTGCCGGAGCGGGAGCAGGAGCTGTGGCAGTTAGACCAGCAGATAAACGATCACGGGATCCGGATCGACGTACCCATGGTCGAGAAGATCGTGGACTTTGACGAGATCCGGGCGGGCGAGCTGATGGAGGAGGCCAGGCAGATCACAGGCCTGTCTAACCCTAACAGTCTGCAGCAGCTTAAGGGCTGGCTGTTAGATAAGGGTGTAGCGGTCACGAGCTTAGATAAGGACGCGCTGGAGGAGCTGCTTAAGGAAGACCTGCCGCAGGACGTCAGGCGGGTCCTGCAGATCCGGAAGGCATCCGGTAAGACGTCGACAGCTAAGTACGCTAAGATGCTGGGCGCTGTGTGCTCAGATGACCGACTGCGGGGGATCCTGCAGTTTTATGGCGCAAACCGTGCCGGCAGATGGACCGGGAAGCTGGTGCAGGTGCATAACCTGGCTAAGAATTACATGCCGGATCTGGACCTTGCCCGGGAGCTGACGGCAGCGGGTGACTTTGATACGCTGCAGACGCTGTACGGCGAGCCGTCTTTTGTGTTTTCTGAGCTCGTGCGGACGGCCTTTATACCGTCAGCCGGTAACAAGTTCGTGGTGTCTGACTTCTCCGCGATCGAGGCCCGTGTGGTCGCCTGGGTTGCCGGTGAGGAGTGGGTGCTGGATGCGTTTAGGCAGGGGAAGGATATCTACTGCGAGACGGCCAGTATGATGTACCACGTGCCGGTCGTAAAGCACGGCGAAAATGGGCACCTGAGACAGCGTGGGAAGGTGGCAGTGCTCGCCTGCGGCTATCAGGGCGGCGTCGGTGCTATGCGCGCCATGGACACGACCGGCACGATCCCGGATGAGGAACTGCAGAGCGTCGTCGATCAGTGGCGGCAGGCTAACCCTAAGATCGTACAGCTGTGGAAAAAGGTCGAGCTGGCGGCTAAGTCAGCGATCGAGGATCACAGGATGCACACGATCCAGCGCAATATATCGTTCGGATATCGGAACGGTAACTTGTATATAACCCTGCCGTCTGGCCGGAGCCTGTGCTACTTCGGCGCAAGGCTTAAGGACGGCCAGTACGGTGATCAGATCGTCTATAAGGGAGTAAACCAAACAACAAAGAAGTGGGAGGACACAGAGACTTACGGCGGGAAGCTGGTCGAGAACATTGTGCAGGGCATCGCAAGGGACTGCCTGGCGGAGGCGATGATGCGCGTGGCCGGTTTAGGGTATCGAATCGTCATGCACGTGCACGACGAGATGATCGTAGACACTGACGATCCGGAGCCGATGGAGGCGCTGGAGGATATCAACTACGCCATGAGCATGCCGATCGACTGGGCGCCGGGCCTGCCGCTTAAGGGCGACGGGTATGTGTGCGACTACTACAGGAAGGATTAAAAGGAGGGACTGCTGATATGGATTTTTATGTTACGCCGCAGGGCGGCATCGCGGTGATCGTCGGCATGATCCTGCTGGCGGGCGTACTGTTAGGCATACTGTTGGCGACTAAGGAGGACGATGACGATGATAAAGATGGAAAATAACACGCTGCTGATTGATGGAAAAAGCGAAGACCTGCTCTTTGAGATCGAGGAGATCCTGCGCGGCTTTATCGAATGCTTTGAAGAAGAGAATCGGGGAAGAGTCGCTAAAATTCTACTTAAAACGGTGATTTATGCGGCTATCCCGGATGATGAAATAAGAGAGCGCATAGCGATGGATGGTATCAGTGAGCTATTAAAGCAGGCTAAGGAGGCTGGCAATGGCGGCAACGATCACAGCGATAACTGACGCGCACGAGGTGGGGCTTAAGTACAACCCGGAGCTGATCATATCCACGGGTAAGAGTCGCTACGAGACAAAGTGGAAGAATAAGAAGATCCTGTGGTCCGCGCTATTATCTAAGCTTAAGGCCAGCGTGGAGACGCCGGAGACGCATGCGGAGTTCATGCAGCTTACTAAGGACGAGCAGGACCGGATAAAGGATATCGGCGGCTTTGTTGGCGGTCATCTTAAGGATGGTCGCCGCAAGACCGGCTACGTAGTCGCCAGGCAGATCCTTACGCTCGACATCGACTTCGCGCCGGAGGATCTGGTCGATCAGCTCAAAAATGCGATCGACGAGGATCTGATCTGCGCTATGGCGATCTATTCGACGCATAAGCATACGGACAAAAAGCCGCGCCTGCGCCTGATCATACCGTTAGACAGAGAGGTCACGCCGGAAGAGTACGAGGCGATCGCCAGGAAGATCGCGGAGAAGGTCGGGATCGACTACTTCGACGACTCGACCTATCAGGCCACGCGCCTGATGTACTGGCCGAGTCATCCGACGGATGTGGTGCCTTTTTTCTGGCACCAGGACGCTCCGGTCCTTAAGGCTGACAATGTACTGGCAGAGTACCCGGACTGGACGGATACGAGCTACTGGCCGGAGTCTTCCCGGATGTCCGGCATCCGCCAAAAGGCTGCAGATAAGCAGGGCGATCCTACAGATAAAAAGGGCATCGTCGGGGCCTTCTGCCGGACCTACGACGTAAGGGAGGCGATCGCTAAGTTCCTGCCGGGGGTCTACACAGAGACAGCACACGCGGACCGGTACACCTACGCCGCAGGATCTACGGCAGGCGGCCTGGTGATCTATGAGGGCGGGAAGTTCGCCTACTCAAACCACAGCACAGACCCGGCAAGCGGGCAGTTATGTAATGCCTTTGACCTTGTGCGGCTCCATAAGTACGGCGATCTGGACGATGGGCACGAGAAGGCCACAGGCAAAAAGCGGCCATCGTATCAGGCGATGGCTGAGATGGCTGCAGAGGACCCGGAAACGAAGATCACGCTGATAAACGAGCGCAGGGACAGCGCCGCGGAGGACTTCGCTGACGAGGTGGAAGGTCCTGCAGAAGACTGGCGGCTTAAGTTACAGCTTAACGAGGACGGCAGTATTAAGCCCACGGTCACCAACGCAGAGCTGATCTTAGAGCATGACCCGGCGCTTAAGAGCATCCAGTACAACGAGCTCAGCCGGGCGGTCGAGGTGGTGGGGAGCCTGCCGTGGGGGCGGCCAGATAGGTACTGGAGAAACGCAGACGACGCACAGCTGTACTGCTGGGTCGCACGCCGGTACGGCGCGCAGTTCCCACAGAATAAATTTACAGCGGCAATGGACGCAGTCGTGGACAGGAGACGCTTTAACCCGCTTATCGATTATCTTAACGGCTTGCCGGAGTGGGACGGCGTAGAGCGGATCGAGACGATCCTGATCGACTATCTGGGCGCATCGGATAACCAGTACGTCAGAGAGGTTACAAAGCGCACACTGATCGGCGCAGTGCGCAGGGCGTACGAGCCCGGGTGCAAGTTTGACTACGTACTGGTGCTGGATGGCAAGCCCGGAATCGGCAAGAGTACCCTGCTGTCGACCTTAGGCGGCGAGTTCTTTAGCGACAGCCTGAGCCTTACGGATACGAGGGACAAAACTGCGGCGGAGAAGCTGCAGGGCATCTGGATCATGGAGATCGGAGAGATGCAGGGCACCAGGAAGGCAGATATCGAGGCAATGAAGAGCTTTATATCCTGCCAGGTCGATAAGTACAGACCGGCCTACGGTAAGACGGTGGAGCACAGGCCCCGCACGGCGATCCTGTGCGGTACGACTAACAGCATGACGGGGTTTTTACGGGATACGACCGGGAACCGCCGCTTCTGGCCTGTCATGGTACCGGGCGGCGGCGTAAAGAGCGTCTGGGATATCACGCCACAGGAGCGCGATCAGATCTGGGCGGAGGCCCTTGGCCTGTACGCATGCGGTGAGCAGCCCTATCTGGATCCGGAGATGGAGAAGCAGGCCCAGGCGGAGCAGTTTAACGCACTGGAGTACGACGAGCGCACCGGGGACCTGATCGAGTACTTGGATACCCTGCTGCCGGAGGACTGGTACGACAGAACGCCGGAGGCCCGGATCGATTTCTTCCAGAACAGGGATAGCCTGTCTGCAGAGGAAGAGTGCACGCTTAAGCGTACAAAGGTCTGCAGCATGGAGATCTGGCGGGAGTGCCTTGGAAGGTCTAAGCGTGACTGGTCAAGGTCCGACAGCTACGACATCGCAAGCCTTATGGCACGGGTGCCCGGCTGGGAGCGTACCGTCATGCAGCGGATGCCCGGATACGGCATGCAGCGGCCTTTTGAGAGGGTTTAGGATGATGTATACAAGTCTGTATACAACTCGTCGTTTTTGTATACAAGTGCCCTTTTTTGTATACAACTCAGGGTGACCGGTTTTTGCGATTTGTATACAAGTCGTGGGAGTTGTATACAACAGTTGTATACACGTGAAAGCCAGTAACGATGCGGCTTTTCGGACTTTTGTATACAAGGTAACAAGATTTCTATATGGAGTATTTATATAATACCTAAAATGTAAAATATATTATACATATACGCGTAAAACGGATGCTCATACGCGCGAAAGAAGCAGAAGTTGTTACAGGAGGGAAAAATGGAAAAAGACGTCGAGGCGTATGTCAGGCGAGAGGTTGAAAAAATGGGCGGGAAGCTCTTGAAGTGGGTCTGCCCTGGCAATGACGGCGTGCCGGATCGGATCCTGATGCTGCCGGGTGGCCGGATATGGTTTATCGAGTTTAAGGACGACGGCGGGAAGGTGAGCCCGCTACAAACCTACTGGATGGACGAGCTGTATAACCTGGGCTTTTCGTCTTTTGTGGTCCGCGGGATGGCGCAGGCGAAGACACTGATCGGCCTGCTGCAGGATCGCCGGTCGGAGGAGGCGGGAGATGATTAAGACAGTATGCGCGGGGTGCGGGAAGGAGATCTGGCAGTACCTGAGTCAGCTGCGGAGATCAAAAGAGCATTTCTGCAGCAGGGCATGCCACATGGCAAAGATGAACGCAGAGCTTAACCCGTACCGGATGACCGACGAAGTACGATCTGCGTTAAGTTTGTCGAGGCGTGGCACCGGAGAGCGTAAGACTTACGAAAAGACAAACGGCACGCACGTGCATCGTCTAGTGGCTGAGCAGATACTTGGCAGGAAGCTGCTGCCGGGTGAGGTGGTCCACCACATAAACAGCGACAAAAGGGATAACAGGCCAGAGAACATTATGGTGTTTAAGAATCAGGCGGAGCATGCCAGATGGCATAAGCTGCACGATGGGAGGGAGGTGATCAGCCATGAAGTTTAAGCCGCACGACTACCAGAAGCGGATGATCGAGAAGGTCGTAAGCATGGATCATGTCGGGCTCTTTCTCGACATGGGGCTCTAGGTAAGACGGTGATCACCTTAACCGCGATCGACGAGCTGATGTTTGACCGCTTCGAGGTGTCCAGGGTTTTAGTGATAGCGCCGAAGCGGGTGGCCGAGGATACATGGAGCCGGGAGCACGCGAAGTGGGACCACCTTAAAAGCCTGCGGGTGTCTGTGGTGGCCGGTACTGCAGCGCAGAGGCGTAAGGCCCTGGCAGAGGATGCCGATGTTTATGTGATCGGCCGCGACAATGTGGTATGGCTTACGCAGGTCCTGCCGAAGTGGGACTTCGACATGGTCGTGATCGACGAGCTGTCGAGCTTTAAGTCTAACCAGGCGAAGCGCTTTAAGGCACTGCGGAAGGTCCTGCCGAGATCCCGGAGGGTCGTAGGCTTAACCGGGACGCCATCGCCTAACAGTCTGATGGACCTGTGGGCGGAGCTGTATCTGTTAGACCGCGGGGAGCGTTTAGGTACTACGATCGGCGCATACCGCGAGGAGTACTTTAGGCCGGGGAAGACTGACGGGCACCACGTTTTTAGCTGGGAGCCCCGGAAGGGATCCCAGGAGAAAATCCAGAAGCTTATCGCAGATATCTGCGTCAGCATGAGCGCGGAGGACTATCTGACTCTGCCGGAGCGGATCGACGTAGAGGTGCCGGTTAAGCTTAGCGCTGACGAGCGGGCGAAGTACGAGACGATGGAGCGGGAGCAGATCCTGACCTTAGACGGAGAGGATGATGCTGTGGTGGCTCTTAACGCTGCAGCGGTCATGGGTAAGCTTCTGCAGATGGCCAACGGAGCAGTGTATACAGAGAGCGGCGGGGTGATCCGGATCCACGACGAGAAGGCCGACGCGCTGGAGGAGATCATAGACACGGCAGGAGAGCCGGTCCTGGTATTTTACAGCTATAAGCACGATAAGGATGCGATCTGCAAAAGGATCAAAGGGGTCCGGGAGATCAAAGGCCCGAAGGATATCGCTGACTGGAATGACGGCAAGATCCCGGTGCTTTTAGCGCATCCGGCATCTGTGGGCTACGGCCTTAACCTGCAGGATGGCGGGCACGTGATCGTCTGGTATGGCCTGACATGGTCGTTAGAGCTTTACCAGCAGGCTAACGCTAGGCTGTACCGGCAGGGCCAGCAAAAGCCCGTGATCATCCACCACCTGATCGCAGAGGGCACGGTCGACGAGCAGGTGATACGGGCGATAAAGCACAAAGATACGTCACAGGCGGCCCTTCTGGCTGCCTTAAAAGAGAGAAATTATAACAAGATTTAACTTTTCAAGGAGGGACAGGCATGACAAAGGCAGAAGTAAAGCGCAGGCTTAACGCGATCAGCTGGCTGGATGACGAGCTTAAGATCCTGGACGCGAAGATCGAGCGCTACGAGGTAATGACGCAGGGGCATGCGATCCGGTACGACGTGGACAAGGTGCAGACGTCTCCGTCTGATCCGGTATCCGTTGCGATGGAGAAGCTGTACGAGCTGATGGGCAAGCGTAAAAAGGTGCAGACGAAGATGATCAAAGCTGTGGCGGAGGCTGCGGATCTGATCGACCTGGTGGCGGACACTAAAGGCCGGCTGGCTTTGCACTACAGGTATATTGACTGCATGAGCTGGCGGGCTACTGCAGAGCGTATGGGCTACGCAGAGCGGCATGTTTACAGGCTCCATGATGACGCAATAGACGAAATTTTCAAAAAAGTCAGTAAATGTCAGTAAATGTCAGTTCGTAAAGGTGTTAACATGTAAACTGGTCGAAGACCAGGAGCTGGAGAGCTGATAAGACGCGGGCGCGTCGGGATGGAGGTCCTTATGGTATGCTGGGCATGCGGGAAAGAAGCAACAAAGTCGAGGTTTGATTTAATACCGGAGGACTTTAGACATCCAAAGGACTGGTCTGGCCGGGATAAGTATAGGGCCTACTGCGACGAGTGCTTCGCAGCCGTGCTGGCTGAGGAAAAGAAGGAGCGAGAGGAGTATATCCGGCTAAAAAAGCGGCAGATGCTCCGGGCGGCCTGCGAAAATCTGGAGAAGCAGGGCGTCGATATGTACGTCTACAAGGATGCGATCGAAGCGGTAGAAGAAGTTATGGCAGAGAAGCCAGACAACTTCGACAGCTCGTACGAGGTGATCGCGGCGATCATGCTGGTGCATAATCGTATACGCGCCAAGATGCAATACAAGGTGGCCGGCTATCAGGTCGACTTCCTGCTGCCGGAGCTGCGGGTCGTTTTAGAGATCGACGGCGACCGGCACAAACACAGAAAAGCTTACGACTCTGCGCGAGATGAAAAGATAAAGCGAGAGTTAGGCGGGTACTTTGAGATCGTGCGGATAAAGACAGAGTACCTGGATAAAAAGGCAGAAGCGCTGCCTACAGCGATCGATGCGGTGATAGCGGCCCGAGAAAAGGGCCACATAAACTGGCGAGAGTTGTATGATTAGCGTTTTTTGCACGGGTTCCTCCGTGAGAGGCGCGTCGGGCTCCATCCCCCGGCGCGCTTTTATTATGCGACGATAAGGGAGGCTTATGGCTGCAAACAGATGGGATCCGTGGCTGACCGAAGACGGCCTGCTTAAGATCCAGGGCTGGGCGCGGGATGGCCTGACGGACAAACAAATAGCACACAATATGGGCGTGGCATGGTCGACGCTTAAGAGCTGGAAGACGCGCTTCGATGATCTGGCAGAAGCTCTGCGCAAGGGTAAAGAGGTCGTCGATCGCGAGGTCGAAAACGCATTATACAAGCGGGCGCTGGGATACTGGGTAACAGAGACAAAGACCACGACACTTCCTGATGGAGCAGTCAAGGTAGAGGAGATCAGGAAGCACGTGGCGCCGGATACGACCGCGCAGATCTTCTGGCTAAAGAATCGCAAGCCTGACCAGTGGCGAGAGAAGAACGACTTAACCCTGACGCCGTCGAACGGCGTGCTGGAGTCGCTGATGGAGCTGCACAAAAATGGCGACGGTAAAGTGGAGTCCTAAGCAGCGGGAGCTGATCACAGCGCCGTACGATCATACGATCGACTGGATGGAGGGGACGCCGCGATCCGGGAAGACTACGGCTGCGATCGCACGCTTCGCAGATCATCTGATCCGGTGCCACGACACTAACCATCTGGTTACAGCATACAGCGCAGAGCAGGCGTACCGGCTCATCATCGACGGGGACGGCTTTGGCCTGCTCCATACCTTCGCCGGATACGTTAAGCCGTCACACGATGACGAAGGCGCGCACCTTTTGATCACACTGCCGGGCGGAGAGGTCCGGAAGGTCTACTGGAAGGGCGGCGGAAAAGCTGACAGCCACAAAAGTATCACCGGTATGTCGCTGGGCTCCGTCTATTTTTGCGAGATCAACCTGCTGCACCTGGACATGATCCAGGAGTGCCTGCGCCGGACATACGCCGCTAAGGATCGCTGGCATATCGCGGACTGCAATCCGCCGGCGCCGCAGGATCCGGTTATAAAAAACGTGCTGGAGATCCAGGACTGCAGGTGGATGCACTGGACCTGTGAGGATAACCCGGTACTGACGCCGAAGCGCCTGGAGGAGATCCGGACAGCCTGCGAGAAGAGCCCGTTTTTGTGGAAGCGTGACTGGCTGGGCGAGCGCTGTATCCCGCAGGGCGTGATTTACTGGATGTTCGACCCGGCTAAGCACATCCTGCCGAAGATCCCGGACGAGGGCGCTAAAGTCGAGATGTACTTCGCCGGTGACGGTGGCGCAACAGACGCGACCAGCATCGGGTGCTACGTTGTGCAGATGCTATCTACAGGGCGGCACCGTCTTCTGCGGGTCGGTAACTGGTACTACGACGGCGGGCAGATGGCGATGTCTGACCAGGCGAAGCATATCTGTGGCGAGTTCATCCCGGCGATGCGGCAGAAGACCGGGATGCGCGAGAGCGGCATAATGATCGACCCGGCCTGTAAAGCTCTCCGGCTGGAGATCGATAAGTTGGGGTACAATACGTCCCGGGCTGACAATAACGGGCATGACATAAAGGGCACCAGTAAAGGCATAATGTGCGGCATCGAGATGCTGCAGAGCCTGATAAACGATGGTCACTACTTTTGGGTCGACGATGAGCGGTACGGCGTAGAGCCGGCGCTTAAGGAGTTCGGTCTGTACTGCATAAACGAGACGACCGGGGATCCGGTAGACGCGTACAATCACACCTGTGACGAACAGAGGTATAGTTCTACTTACTTTTGTAAGGCCTATGGGTATTGGTAAATCTCTATTTACTGATGTGCGCCGATATGCTATAATATACTTCGGGAGGTGATTTTATGGACAAACCGAAGTATATCGAGTATAACGGGTTGAAGTTCTGCCGGGATGATCGGACTGGATACTACTTAAACAGCACGATCAGGAAGCGCTTGCACAGGTATGTCTGGGAGTGCGAGGTCGGGCCGATCCCGAAGGGCTACCACGTGCACCACATTGACGGGGACAAGGCAAACAACGATCTGTCGAACCTGTCAATAATGACCAGCACCGGGCACCAGCGATTACATGGGCAGGAGCTGAAGAGAAAAGAGAAGAGCCGCGAAAACATAAAAAAAGCGACAGCAGCGGCTCCGGCGTGGCATCACTCCGAAGCAGGCAAGCGCTGGCATGCTGAACACATGCGAGGCTTCAAGCAGCCGCGGACGAAAAAAGTCTGCGATCAGTGCGGGCAACACTACGAAGGCACGGCCGGCCAGCGTTTCTGCTCAAACGCTTGCAAGTCTGCCTGGCGGCGCGCGCAGGGTCTCAACTCTGCAGAGCGTGTATGCGAGATCTGCGGGAAGCGCTTTATAACGCCGGACAGATATAGGCCGTCACGTTTTTGTTCTGTTGAGTGCGAAGGGAAAAACCGAACACGGATAAACATAGACAAGCGGGCACGAGGAGTTCCGCTTCGCGGGAAAAATAAAAAGCACACTGGGGCCGGATAATACCGGCCCTTTTTGGTGGCATGAATGGGACTTTTTGAGAGGTTAAAAAGAGCGATGCAGCAGATCGGGGCTAACACGAGACTGGGGACGGAGTATAAAAGCATCTTTGACCTGCAGGGCGTTCCTGCGTTTAACCAGTTCTACAACATCGGGATCTTCCCGTGGAAGTATCTGTACCGTGGCTTCTATAAGCCGTGGCACCTGATCCCTGCACCGACGATCGCGGATCCGGAGCATAAGCGTAACATGGCGTATCTTAACCTGTCTAAGGCTCTGTGCGCAGAGCTGGCCGGCATGGTCTGGACAGACCAGTGCGATGTATCGGTATCGATCGAGGGCGTAGAGGGCGACGAGGATCCGCTGGATGCCTTTGTGCGTGACGTGCTGGAGAAAAATAACTTCCAGCGCAAAATGCCGGAGGCGATCGAGCAGGCTGCTGCCCTGGGCGGCGAAGCGATCAAAGTGTGGCACGAGGTCCGCAGGGACAAAGAGGGCAACGAGGTGCCGGAGAGCGATCAGATCCGTCTGGGCTTTGCGATGGCTGACCAGTTCGTGCCGACGCAGTGGGACAGTGCTAAGGTCGAGGGCGGGATCTTCGTGACTAGACAGGCCCGCGGCGGGTACTACTACACCCTGTTAGAGTGGCACGAGTGGGACGGCACGACCTACGTGATCCGCAATGAGCTTTACCGGTCTGAGATCCGGAAGGAGGGCGTCGGGGAGGATCAGGACATCCTG